CCTAGCACACCCACTCCTAGATATAGTGTGCTAGGTGACACACATTCACCTACAAACAAAAAAGGGGTATCAGCATGTACCGGAAGAGCCAAAACAAGCGGAGCGGGGCTCGTAGCTTCAATAAGGGGCATCGTAAGACGCACAAGAAGAATATCCAGGTCATGCGTGGTGGCTGGCGCCTTTAGTGGCTTGCTACCATCCAATCCCCGCCTATCTCCACGGTCCCTGTGGGACCGTGGACTTGTGGCCCCCGCTTGGGCATGCCAATCTGAACTTGCCCTGCGGGAGCTGTCTTGGCTGTCTAACGGACCGGGCAACCGACTGGGCGAGGCGCGCCGAGCACGAAGCCAGGCAATGGCCACACAATTGCTTCGTCACGCTCACGTACAACGACGAACACAAACCTTCTAACGGAGAGCTCAGGCCCAATGACCTCACGCTCTTCCTCAAGCGCCTACGGGCGCGTCACTCACGAGTACATGCCCCGCCGGGCACCCGGCTTCGTAAGAAATACCGTGGCATGGCTCGTCATATCCTCAGCAGCCCTGGTGGGCTGCGCTATCTCGCTTCAGGCGAATATGGCGACCAATATGGTCGCCCTCACTACCACCTCTGCCTGTTCAACTGCGATTTCGCAGACAAATTCCAAACAGCAAAAAACCTCATGGAGTCCCCCTTCCTGGCCGAACTCTGGCCCTATGGGACTCATAAAATTGGCACCCTAACCGGTGCCTCTGCCGCCTACGTGGCGCAATACACTATCAAAAAACAAGGTACTCTGTACCACACTCCTGACGGAGAAATACTACGGCCTCCTTTCCTACGCATGTCGTTAAAGCCTGCACTAGGAACGAAATACATAACTAAATACAAAAACGACCTACAGCATGGCTATCTCGTCACAGACGGAAAGAAAGGCCGCATCCCACGTGCATACAAAAAACTGCTACAAAAACTTGACCCAGCCCTTGCGGAGCAAATTCAATACATGGCTGGCAAACATCAGCGCCCCCAGGACAACTTGGTAGCGGCAGAAACTATCCATAAACGCAAGGCCGAACTCGCGGCTCTTGCAAAGGGGTAGGCAGGAGGCGAGGCTTCGCATCGCCTTCTGACGACCCCTCAACTACCTTCCCTGAAAGGGAACTCAGCATGAACAAGCGTCTCTACATGGTCTATGACCTCGTCGCGTCCACCGTGCTCGGGGGTATCATGCTCGAAACTGCCGATGCGCCAGCAATGCGCGCCTTCAATGACGCGCTCGGCAACAAGGAATCACTCTTGGGGCAACACCCCAGGGACTTCAATCTGCTCTATCTCGGCGACATCGATGACGCCGGACAACTCCACCCTATCGCGCCGGAAATCATCGCGACCGGCGCATCCTGGCAAACCATGAGGGAATCCGACAATGGCTAAACTCTCCCAACCTCGCATGCCGATGGTGGACCCCTCGCGGTTCGCGATGGTCCCCCGGTCGGACGTACCACGGTCGACCTTCAAAACGGAGCATGCGCACAAAACCACAATAGACGGAGGGTACATTTATCCCCTCCTCCTCGAAGAGGTACTGCCTGGCGACGTCCACAAGGGGAATATGACCGTGTTCGCACGGCTCAATAACCTTCTGTTCCCGCTCATGGACAATCTCTGCCTGGAGTCCTTCTTCTTCTTCGTCCCCAACCGGCTTATCTGGGACAACTGGAAGAAATTCATGGGCGAACAACTCGACCCATCTTCCTCCATCGCGTACACGATTCCTACGCTCGACCTCCCCGCCGGGGGGGCGCTGGTGGGGGGGCTGGCCGACCATTTCGGCCTTCCGACCAACGGTCAGGTTACCGCCGGTCAGGTGGTAACCGTCTCGGCGCTACCCTTTAGGGGATACGCCAAAATCTTTAATGATTGGTTTCGTGATGAAAATTTGATGAATTCTGTTTACTGTCCGACCGGGGACGGTCCGGACCTCATTGCGAACTACAATCTCGAACGTCGGTGCAAAAAGCACGACTACTTCACCTCATGTCTCCCGTGGCCCCAAAAGGGCGGCGTAGCCGTCCAGATGCCGATCGGCGGGACGGCCCCTATCAAGACGTCGGGGTCCGATCTATTCAGCGGCGCCCAATTCGCTGTCAAGTATCGGATGACCGACGGCACCAACCCGGTGGGTAACTTCGCGTTGGGGATCGGCACTGGTCCGAATGTGGGTAATCTTGGGCAAACCGGGACCGCTGGGACGGTTAGCGCCCCCAATTTCATGTATCCGACGAACCTGTATGCGGATCTGGCGACGGCGAGCGGCGCTACCATCAACTCCATGCGGCTTGCCGCTGCAACCCAGCAATTCCTCGAGAAGGATGCCCGCGGGGGAACTCGTTACACCGAGCTCCTTAAGAATCACTTTGGGGTTACCCCCGAAGATGCTCGGCTCCAGCGTCCGGAATACATCGGCGGCGGGAAGTCTTATGTTCAAACACAGGCCATCCCTCAAACGTCGGTTGGCACAACTGCAAACCCGCTCGGTTCTCTAGCTGGCCAGGCAACTATTGCCGGAAGCCACAAGTTCCAGTATCACGCCACCGAGCACGGCTATATTATCGGCCTTATTCAAGTCTCGGCCGACCTGACCTATCAACAGGGTCTCCACCGCTCTTGGACCCGTAAAACGCGTTTCGACTTCTATTGGCCAACCTTCGCCAACCTTGGTGAACAAGGTGTCCGAAACGACGAAATCTTCTGCACCGGAGTAGATGCCACCGATGAAGCCATCTTCGGCTATCAGGAACGGTGGGCAGAGTATCGCTACCGTCCGTCTCAAATTACCGGCCTCTTCCGCTCTACGTCGGCTGGCAACATCGACGATTGGCACTTGGCGCAGCAATTCGTTGGTCCGCAGCCGCCGACGCTCAACGCGACATTCATTCGTGATACACCGCCAATCTCTCGCGTGATGGCTGCTGGTCTCCAGGCGAACAACGTACAAATCCTCTTCGACTCGGTCTTTCACATCCGAGCGACCCGCCCTATCCCCACCTACTCAGTCCCTGGGCTGACGAGGTTCTAATGCGCATCCTCGACGCCGTACCCTTCGTCGGGCCAGCTCTGGACTTTGCTGGCGGCATCGTGTCCGCAAATCAAGCGCGGAACGCCTTCAAAAATCGGTACCAGGACACGGTAGCCGACATGAAAAAGGCCGGTCTCAATCCCTCCCTTGCCTATGGGCAAGGGGGGGGCAACCCCTCGACGGTCCCGCTCCCCAATGCAGGGGAGGCTATGTCGAAGGCCGTCACATCTTCAGCGAATGCAAAACAAGCGGCGGCAAACACCGCCCTGACCGAAGCTCAAACGAATCTCCTGCTGGCCCAGACCGCCGAGCTCTCTCGGCGTCCCTTTCTGGAAAATCAAGCGCTCGAGCTTGGCTTCGACAAAACACGCGCGGATACCGGCTATGTCCGGTCTCAAACGGACCTGAGCCGCGCAAACATCCTCAACGTAGAGGCAAACACCGACAATACCCGTATGCGTACCATCGGGGAAAACTTGGAAAATCAAGGTCGGTCAACAAAAAATCGCATCCTCATTATCGACGAGGCGATACGCGGTCTGGACCGCGACTACGCAAAAGCCACCCTGGAGGACCGGGTGGCATTGGTACAAAAGGCCGTCGTGCAAGCAGGCCTCAACATCACTTCTACAGAAATCGCGAATTTCCTCGCGGAACAAGAAAAACCCGGTGCTATGCTCAAATCTGGGCTGGCAACCGACGCGCAATCGGCGCGGGATTACTTCCGCAACTGGAGCGACAATGACTCAGCCAAACCTGACCCCGGAGAATACGCTTCCGACTGGTGGAAAAACCAAGTCGGTGAAATCCGGAGATGGCTTACCCGCCATCGTCTCATTGAAAAACCCAAGTACTAGAGTGGTCTATCGCACTCAGAACGACGATACCGCCGAGGCCGCTGGCCTCGAGGCGGGTATCCTCTGCGAGGATCCTTCGCTCACGCAACAGCAATTCGCCGATGAGGCGAATATCAATACGCTCGTCAAACGCTTCGGCCTGGATAACCAACCCATGCCGGAAGCTCCCTTCAACCCGGGGTACTACGGTGACTTCTCGGACGTGCCGGACCTGCGCACCGCGCTTGAAATGGTCAATGACGCTAAAAACCGCTTTATGGACCTGCCACCCGAGCTGCGTGCTCGCTTTCATAACAGCCCCGCCGAGCTCTGGGGCTTCGTGCAAGACCCCATCAACGCCGACGCGTCCGTCGCCCTCGGCCTCCTGAAAAGGACCGAATCGTTGCAACCTGAAACGCCAGCCCCCGAAGGGGCTTCCTAGCACACCCACTCCTAGATATAGTGTGCTAGGTGACACACATTCACCTACAA